ATCTGCTGTCGAGTGATTGTCGCCGTAGCAGAAGCCATGTCTGCGATGGCTGTGCCGTTAATGCTGAAACTTGCTCCGGAAACAGGACTAGGCATGGTTCACCCACAAGATGTAAGAGGCTGTGCAGACGGCGTAGTTTTGCTCGTCGCCGTCTGTTATGTCGGGCTCGTCTAATACGCCTTCGCTCACTGTGACAATTTCAATGGTGGTCGGATCTGCCTGCGATTCTGAGATGAGAACCGCGCGCGCCGCAGCCGTAAGCGTTTGCGCTGCAAGCATCGTGGTATCGACGGCAAGCACATCAAACTCGTAACGGAACCACGCACCAGTGATCGCACCTAGCGTCATCTGCTCGCTCAAGTTGACGCGCACAACCAACGCTGGCAACGCGCTGTTTGCGATGCGAGCGCCGGTATAGATTCGCCGTACCGCTGAGGTTTGGTTGGTAAGCCAACCGATGATCAATGACTCGATCATGCGACCTCCACAGTATCGATCACAGCGACTCGATTGCGCTGCTCGAGATTGCGAATGCCTTCAATGCGCAGGATTCGATTGCGAAACTGAATGCGGTCTGCTGTGGTCATCGTTACACGCGCGATGTTCGGCCAGCGCGTGCGCAACTCGAACGACGAGACATTTGCGACGCCTGCACCCATCGATGTTTCACTTGGGGGGTTTTCGCGTGCGTCAACAATGATGGTGCCCACATTGGTGTATGTGGTTGATCGGCGGCCCAACGCATCGAGCGTTGTCGAGGCCCGCAGCACGGGGCAACGCCATCGTGTGAGGCCAGCGCTAATCATGCGAAGAGTCCCCGCACTCGCAAGTGCTCGAGCATGAATTGAGCACCGAGCGGAGGTGCAGTCAGCGTGATTGGCTGCATTGCCTCAGGATTGTTGTACCACGCGCCAACAAGCCCGATGATTGCATGCGCTACCTCGTTTGGCTCAGTGCTGTAACCCGCAACATAGGTCACAGTGGCAAGCGTTCCTTCTTTCATCTCAGGTAAATTGATGAACTCCAGCGCCGTCAAATCCTTCGAGGTATCAAGGTAGTAATCGGTGCCACTTGTGAGCGTTACCGATGCGCCTGCGGGATCGGTGTACACCACGCTTGTAAGCGACACGAACGGTTGCACAGCGAACACGGTGCGCTCGAATTCGCGCAGAAACATCGTGCGACTCGCCTGCGTCATCGTGAGCCCTGTGTATCGCTCAACCCACGATGTTGCTGCGCTGATCAGACGGGACAACTCTGTGTCATCGTCGTTGAAATCGATGCGCAGCGCGAGTTTGACTTGTGCGGTTGTGACTGCCATGGAAACCTACTGAGGGGGTTTCCCCCCTGAGTAGGCAGGTGCGCATGAGGAGGCACGCGCGGAAAAGAGATGATCAGCAGGTGATTGCAGCGAACGCATCCGCAAGCATGACTTTGGAATCGGTGCGAGCGTAGGTGTACAGCGTCACACGGTGATTCGCCGCAGCGCTGTACGGATCAACAAGCGATGTCATGCCAGTGCGGTCGAAAATCTCAAAATAGTTGAAATCTCCGATGACTGCGAAAACATTGCCGTTGCTGGTTGCCGTTGGAACATACTGGCCGACCGAGTACGGCACGCCGTACAGAAGGCCTGGTGCACCGCCAACCATGGTCTGCGAATTTGCAGGTGCTTGCGTCCAGATGTATTCCTGTGCTCCGCTCGTCGTGATGCTGTTCTTCAACTTGCGCGCGACGCGAACGAAGGTATCCGAGACAAGCCAACGGAAACGAGGCGAGTTGCGGTACTGCGGTGCAACGAGGTGCACAGTATCAATCACATTGTCTGCGCTGATCGTCGTGACAGCAGCGCCACTAAGGTCGGTGACCTGTGTGATTGCAGCGGTTGCGATACCTTGCGGTTCAGCAGGGGTAGCGCTTGTGTCTCCGACGGTGTAGAGCTGTTCCATTTTCAAGCCAAGCGACATACCGATACGGCCTGCCACCCAGTCGAGCCCGCTTCCGATGCCGTTTTGTCCGATTGCATCCTCGATGAATTCTTGATTCATCGTTGTTGCGCAAACAATCTTGCGCGGCGTAATGCTGATTGCCGTACCGAAGCCAGGATCAGACGCGGTGATTGCACCTGCTTCTGCCACTACTGCGGAAGTCGGAAGTGCACCTTCGACCGTAATGGTGCGCTTTGAATCGATTGAAGTGACTGGAGCAATGCTGCGCAGCACATTGGTTTGGTACATCTTTTCAATGATGCGCCGTTCCATGTCGGTGGGAATTCCTGCGCCTGAAGTACTAGTTGCGAGCACGCGAAGTTCCGCAGCGTCACCGCGTGCAACTGCTGCGATCCAACGCTGCGCGTACTCAGGGCTTGCGAGGTCGTAGCCTGATTCGCGCTTTGCGGGAAGCGCTGCGCGGAACTGCGGCTGCGAGCGCTCGGCCTCGAGCGCTGCGATGCGCTCGTTGGCTGCACGAAGTGCTGCGCGATCCTGTGCCGCACGCTCGACTGCATCAAGGTCTGCATCGATGCGCGCGATCTTCTCGCGCTCCTCGCCGCTTCCGCGAATCTCAACATGGTGCGTCTTTGCACCCGTGCGCGATGCAAATGCGTCGAGCGTCTTACGGTACTCGTGAACGGTGTTTTCGATGTTGGTCAGTTGGTCAGACATGTTGCATCCTCTGCTTGTGGATTTCGAGCCGCAGACGCGCGGCTTCGGTTGCAGCCGCGTGAACATCACGCAGGCTCGAATTTGTCTTATCTCCGTACGCAGCATCAACCACCACGCTCAACTCAACGAGTCGCGCAGCAGTCACAGTGCGTTCTGTGCGTCGTGGGTTCCACTCGTCGCGGTCAACAAAAAACCCAAACGACATTTCTCCGCTCAAGTCGCCACGCTCAAGCAGCGCTCGAACATCTCGACCGATGCTTGTGTCGGCCAGTTCCGCGGTGAATCGCAAACCGGCTGCGGTATCGGTAAGTTCGAGCGTTCCGCTGCGCGTGCGAGCGAGCAAAGCGCTGCTATCGTGGTTGAACAACAGTTTGATGTCAGCGCCCGCAAGGTCGCCAAACGCACCGCGCGCGATCTTCTCGCGGAACTGCGGCGCAAACGGCTCGCTGATTTCACGACTCCACTTGCCATACGGAATCGCAAGCCCTGCGAGCGTGCGGCCTGCTGGCGCTGCAATCGAAACGCTGCGACGCTCAAGTGAAGTCATCGACACTCCCTGCGCTTGTGTCGCTTCCGAGGTTGGTAGTACCACCGCCAGTACCCATGTTTTTCGCCACGATGGGCTCATCAAGTCCTGGCAACGGGTCGAGGTCGAGCCATTCGCGCGCCTCGTTTCGCGTGATCACGCCGGACTCGACGCCAGTGCGGAGCGCGGCCATTTGCTCGGCGAGCGAAGGCCTCGAGATGACATCGGTATCAAAGTGCGACTCGCTGAATGGTGCGAGTTTCGCGCGGATTTCCGATTGCCACGCAGCGAACCAGTGCGACAGACACGCATCTACATACATGCGTGATAGCCATTCCATCGACCCATACGCGTTTGCAGAGTGCTCAGACAAATACGATGTCGGAACACCAAAGATGCGCGAAGCATCCTCGACTGAGTAGCGACGCGCAGCCGCAATGCCTTGATCATCGAGCGTGCTCGAGATGCGCTCAACCTTCATACCCTCGCTCAACACCAGTGGCTTGCCTGCGTTTGCTGCGCCGCTGTGATCGCGTTGGTACTGCTCAAGCAGCATTTGCTTTGCCGTTGATGGCATCGGGCCAGGGTGCACGAAAGCAATCTTTGGATTGCCGGCGTTCTTCATCACCTCGAGTTGTGCGCTTTCCTGCGCGGCAAGCACACTGAGTGATGTGCGGCACAATCGAATGGGTGATTCGCCCCACAGGCCGTCGAGCCCAACGGCGCGTAGGTGCAGCATCGATTGCATCGGCACCTCGCCGTATTGGCGAGTGCGATACACAGGCTCGGCCTTCGTCAAGTCGAGAGACACGCTCTCGATGTCAACAGGCAACAACTCAAGCAATTCGCCACCGATGGTGCGATTGATGACCGCGAACGAGTTGCCGTACAGCAGGCATTGCAGCGTCAAAGATCGGCGGAACTCGAAACCGTTTTGCCATCGGTTCGGCTGCGCAAGCAGACGAGCCACGATGTCTTCTTCGATCTCGAACGGCGTGCGCGCAACATCATTCGCAATCAGTGACGCAGCGCGGTACACAGGTGTATACGCAAGCGCTGTGCTCGGCGTGATCGACGGGATGCCAGCCGAATCAAAACTCGGCATGAGCACTCCATGCGTCGGCCAGTGGCCGAGCCATCGTTGCAACAATCCTCGCAGCATGTGCGTATTGAGATGGCTGCGAGCCGTACGCATTGCACCTATAGCGATTTGTTGCGAAAATATTCCTCGGCTTCTTCCTCGTACAAACTTCGCGGAGCGCCACCCCAAATGTGCACGGCAATGATTGCTGCCACCAAGGGATCGATGGCACAGAATTCTCTCGACTTCACTGGTCGAATGTTCCCGTTCTGATCGCGCTTCGCGTGTGCCTCGGCACACGCTCGCCGCAAGATCGGGTCATCACCTACCACCAATCGCGATCCGGCCCACAGGTTTTGGAAAAGTGCGCAGCCTGGGCCGAATGTCGAGATCCCCATCCGGTACACCATGAGTGGCGCACCGTCTGCTTGCATTTGCTCGGCGAGATACTTCGACCCCCACGCGTCGTAACCGATGCTGCGAACTTCGAACTCTTCACGCAGTTGGTTGATGCGGACTCGGATCGATTCGTAGTCGATCTCGCGGCCAGGAGTCAGCGTGATTTTGCCGTCTTGAGCCCACGACCGGATGGGGTATCGGTAATCCAGTTCGCGCTGTGCAACATCGGCTTTAGGCCACCAGTACTCCCCCCGCAGCGCTACGCGCCCGTCCTCGAGAGGCACCGCCACAACACACGCCGTCATGTCAAGCGACTTTGACAGGTCGAGCCCGACATACGCAGGCTTGCCACGCAGCGACTCCCAATCGATTTGCTGACCGCCGGGCCACAGCGACATATCCAACCACCCGCCCGTGTTTTCGTCGCAGCGAGCGGCGTGGTAGCGCGCGAATTCGCCGCGCCCCATGGCGCTGCGTCGCATGGTGTTCCACGAACGCTTGAGGCTTATCAAATCGGGCTGTCCGTGCTCGAGCCCCGGATTGGCTTTCCCCCATGTGGTTTCGTCTGCGAGATCGTCGCTTGGGTCAAGCCCGTACAGAATTGGTATGACCGTATCGTCCTCGATCTCGCCGCTCAGGATCGCTTCGCCCTGCTTCACCAACTCTGCGTAATGGTTCTCAGGGTTGCTTCCTGGCGTCGTGATGATGACTCCCGTGCTTTCCTTACGCTTTGCGCCTGTGGTCAGCAGTTTGGTCAGAAATCTTCCCTTGAACTCTGCAGCCTCATCCGCGATCCACAGCGATGGGTTCAAGCCGTCAAGGCTGCGCTCGAGCGCAGGCAGCGCTGTCATCTCGCAATCCGCAGACGGGCGCACAATTCTATTGAAGCGCACCAATAGCGTTGGATCCTCGATGCGCTGCGCCATGGTGCGCGCGGTGTCAAGGCAGATACCCGCCTGCTCCTCGTTGTTCGCAATGACATGCACCCGCTTGCCATCACCTGCGAGCAAATCCCAAAGCGCCAACCCCGCCATGAGAGTGGTCTTTCCGTTTCCTCGAGCGACTTGAACCAGTGCTAGACGGCACCGCCTGCGACCGTCGGCGAGTCGCCACCCCATGATGTTTGACAGGCACCACACTTGCCACGGGTGCAAATCGAAGGCTTGGCCACTCGCCTCGCCGACAAGCGCAAGCCTGCGGTAGTGCGCGCCGAGCGCATCGACAAGCACCCAATCCATCGTGAGGTCTGAGCGTTCGAGATCGGCTAGATAGCGCTTTGCCGCACCGTACAGCCACCTACCTGCGACTTGCTTGCCGTCTGCGATGCCTTGCGCGTACGCAATGCAGGTTTGGCGTGTCGCATTTGCTGTCGTGGGACAGGCGATCTCCGGTAGGGGGTCGCTCTTCACAAACTTACCCCCCCATCTTTAGACGCAAAAAATGCGAAAAAAATCGTCATTTTTTGTGGATTCCAACATGGCAATGTCGGCACAGTGACATCAGGTTTGTTGGATCAAGCGTTCGGTTCTGAGCCTCGCAGCGCGGCTGAACGTGGTGCACCTCTTGCGCAGGCAACGCACACAGCGCGCACTGGGGGTGCTGCATAAGCCATTGACGACGCAAGCGCATCCATGGCCTACCCATCGAGTGCTTGGTGCTAAAGCGCCTCGGGGGTTTGCTCGTCGCCTGAGGATCGAATTTGGGCACGGCCACGCAAAACCTCCTCGACGATGCTAGGTAGGTCATCCAACCTGCACAGGATCAGCCACGGCTTGTGGCTTGACCGCATCACCACCAATGGCTTGCGTCGTGTGCGCTGGCTGTCGGCGATGGCCTGATCCATGTACCTGTATGGGTTGAGGCGCTCGGTGCGCTTCACCTCGATGTGCAGGTTGACTCCGTCGCACTCGAGATCAGCCATGCCAGTTTTACCAGTGCGTTGAGCCGTACGGCTG